CCAATGACAGCTACGTTCTAAGGCGATACACCTGACAAGAGTAATCGAACGTTTGATTGTCATTTCTCAGATTGGTTGATGGTATGAATCTGAGGTTGTAATACGTGGGATTGGTCTAATTGGTTAGGATATATGGCTTCCACCCATATGTTGTCGGTTCAAGTCCGACATCTCACATTATTTACCGATATGGTGAAAAGGATATCACACAAGATTACGAATCTTGGAGTCTAGGTTCAATTCCTAGTGTCGGTGTTTTTACCCCAAAAGCTCAAATGGATGAGCAGGTGGTTTCTACCCACAAGGATGCAGGTTCGACTCCTGTTTGGGGTGTAGAGAAAGTAAAGCATGGTAGGGTATGCTCCTACCACTTTCTCCTTATTCTTTATAAGGAGGTTTTACAATGTTAAATCAAAAGAACAGAGTAATGCAAGGAAATGTTGGTTTAGGATTGGCTATAGCGTATTTTACAATACAAGGATATCCAATCAGTATTCCGCTAAATGATGTACAAGATTATGATTTAGTAGTTGATATTGATGGAGAACTAAAAAAGGTTCAAGTCAAAACTACAAACTTCAAAGATGCCAATGGATATTACCGAGTTGAACTTCGAAGCAAATATGGAGGTAAAGGCGATGTTTCAAAATACTTTGATGAAAACTCTTCACACATATTATTTATAGTAGATGGCGATGGTAATAAATATTTAATTCCTATGGAAAATATCAAAGCGAGAACAGGCATTAATTTAAAAAGTTATACAAAATATATAGTTATATAAAGGAGAAGATGCTAAATGTTACATATTCAAAAGGTTAAAACATTACATGGTACTAAATGGGTGGTTACAGAAGATTTTACTCGCACAGTAATTAAAGATGATAAGCCAGTAAAGGTTACAGAGCGTGTCGTTGTTGAGTACATTGTTGGTGAATCTAAGAAGCCGAATGCGGTAGCAGTTTTTCCTTTGACAGAAGACGGTTTAGAGCAAGCTAGAGAGTTGCGTCAAGCACTCTCTAAAAAAGTTAAAAAATAGTATAACAGATGCTTGACAAAAGCAAGAAATAATGATATACTATAATAGTAGACACATACAGCAAATACTTACATACAAGCTATCAAATTGGGATGAAATGTATTCGTGTCTAGAGATTAAACGTCTGAAAGCTCATAGATTCCTAGAGGAATCAGCGTGGGTAAGTAAGTCAAGAATGTGGGGAATGGTTAACCCCCCCGAAAAACCATAGCCATGAATGGATGCCAGAGTAATGCAATGGAGTGGCGAAAAGTCCACAATGTTTCATGTGAAAAATTCTAGACAAGTAATATGAAACGTGGCAAGCGACATACTACTCTCACAAATTTATGTCTTAACCCTCAAGAGTCCACATCGACAGGGTAGACATTAGGCTCACACAGCAAACTTAAAGTATAATAACAAATTCAGAAATTTATTAGTTACTTTAGAGCCTAGCAAAATCTATTTTAAAGACACATACAGCAATTTTGAAAGATACCAAAACAATCAAAAAGAATGTATGAATACATATTACACAGTTGCCGAAAGGCTACAGTTTTAAATCTAGTGTCTTGTTTTAGATAGATTCTTGTGTTTTAACATTAAGTTAGAGTTTAAGAATGTGTTTAAAAATATATGATAAAAAGGGGTAGTGATACTATGTTAGATAACTTAAAAAATCACTTTAATGAAACAACAACTGCAAATGGAGCTAAGGCTTACAAGTCAACTCAATCTGCTGTACTGGATTTATTCAGTCAGGGTGGAGCTATGCGTCAACGTAAAGATGGCGAGATTGTACAGCTATTCTCTAAGGCTTATGCCGAGGATGCAACACTTGCAATGAAGACTCTTTTCTACTTGCGTGACATCACTCAAGGTCAAGGAGAGCGTAAATTCTTCCGTTTGGCTTTAGGACATCTTGCTGTACATAACAAAGATTCTCTAGTTAAAAACTTGCATTTAATTCCTGCTTTCGGGCGTTGGGATGATATGTGGGCATTGCTAGAAACTCCTGTTAAATCACAAGTTGTTGATATGGTTGAACGTCAGTTGATTGCTGACAGAGATTCAGAACGCCCAAGCTTACTAGCTAAGTGGATGCCTTCTGAGAATGCTTCTAGTTACAAGACTAAGAAGTATGCAAAAATCTTCAGAGTAGCTTTAGGTGGAACACCTAAGCAGTATCGTAAATTGCTGTCTGGTATTAGAGCGAAACTAAACCTAGTTGAGACTAAGATTACAGATAAGCGTTATGGAGATATTGCTTATGATAAATTACCTTCGAGAGCAGGTATGGTTTATCGTGGTGCATTCTTCCGCAACGATGAGACACGTTACAAGTCATTCCTTGATTCTTTGTCTAAGGGCGAAGTAAAAGTGAATGCAGGTACATTGTACCCTAACGACATCGTTGGAAAAGTTTTAGGAGGTGGCTACCGAGTTAAGCACAACATTTCTCCACAAGAGATTCAGTTGTACGAAGGTCAGTGGCAAAACCTAACAAACTTCATCGGTGACAAAACCGAAGACTCCCTTGTTATGGCAGACGTTTCAGAATCCATGCGTGGTACTCCAATGGATGTATCTATCGCACTAGCAATGTACATTGCAGAGCGAAACAAAGGTGCATACAAAGACCATTTCATGACATTCACAAGCGTACCAGACATCGTGAAAATCGAAGGTAGCAACATCGTTGAGAAGATTCAAAACATCACAGCAGTTAGAGGTTACAACACTAATATCCAGTTAGCGTTGCAGACTATTCTAGATGTTGCGGTTGAGAATGAGTTGACGAATGAACAAATCGTTAAGAAACTGTACATTATCTCTGATATGCAGTTTGACGATTATAGCATTCAAGGTACTAGCGTAGACATCTTTGAAGAGATGAGTGAAGCATTCGCTAAGGCAGGATATGACTTCCCATCCATTGTTTTCTGGAATGTGAACGCCTATGGCAACACACCAATGACAATGAATGCACAAGGAGTACAGCTAGTGTCTGGTTTCTCACCTAGTATTTTAACTTCATTGTTAAATAACGATGGTAAGACTCCATACGACTTCATGTTGGATGTAATTTTGGCAGATAGATACAAAGAGGTTGTGGCGTAAGCCATACCTCTTACTTGAGAAAAAGGGGCGATTGATATGAAATCACGTAAAGAGCGTAGAGCAGAAGCAAGAGCAAATAAGGTAGCATTTGAACCACAATACAAGTCTGGTACACGTACCACTCTTAAAGGTGAGGTAATCACTGTAGGTGGAGCACCTAGAACTTATCAAGAGGTTTTTGGTAAGAAAGAAGAAGCAGTCGAAGTAGAAGTAGTAGAAACAGAAGCGGTAGAGACAACTGAATAATTCTTGCGAGAGCAAGTGGTCGGGAAGAGAAAAAGAATAAGTCGAGGGCATTGCCTTTGACTTTTTCTGCTATATAAGACAAAAAGGAGATATTTACCATGAGGTCATATACTAACAAAGATGGTGAGTTAATTAAGGTTTCAGAACAGCACTTACAGACTGCTGTAAAGATTAAAAAAGAATTACAAAAACTGTCAACATCGAATAAAGCTTCTTTGAAAAAATTGGTGCAAATGATGGAGCGTGAAGGTTTTTACGATGCAGAAGCTAGTGAAGCTTATCGCTGTATGCTTAAAGCGTATCAGAAGAGTATCGGTGAACTACCGAAAGCAGAAGAAGTAAAGAATGAAGTTATTACAAGTAAGCTCAACTCAATCAAAGAACAGGTTGGAGAAATGCGTTATGAGAAACATGAGATTCAGCATTCTTTAAGAGAGTTAAACAGAATCAAAAGAGATATTATGGATGCTGTACTAATGGCAGAGCAAGTAGGTTTAGCATTCGCAAGCCATGACTTCTCAGACTTAAAGTTTGAGCCAGAGTTAAAGAGCGTTTCAGAAACAGATACAGAAATGATTGCTTGTCTGTCAGATATGCACATCGGGGCAAAAGTTGACACAGATATCAACAACTACAACTATGGTATTGCAATCGGAAGACTAAGTGATTACGCACATAGAATAATCAAAGAATCAAGAATACATAATATTTCAACGGTACACGTAGTAAATTTGGGAGATGTAATAGAACACTCTGGAATGAGATTCGCACAGGCATTTGATGTAGAGTTTCCTTTCTCAGAGCAGATTGTAAAAGCATCTGACATAATCATTAAGTTTTTGATATTCCTAGTAAGAGCAGGGTTAAATGTTTCTTACGCAGGTATTGCAGGAAACCATGATAGAATCGCAGATAAGGATAAGAACATCAATGGCGACCATGCAGTAAAGGCAATCAACTATGCAATCAAGACATTCATCGAGAATGCAGAAATTAAAGGGATTACATATGTTGAAGCAAATGATTACAGTCACTCATTGACAGTCAACGGTGCAAACTTTAAGTTTGTACATGGAGACTTAGACTCTGTTAAAGATGAGAATGTTTTATCTAAACATTGCTCCCTAGATGGTATCGATTATGATATGTTGGTCATGGGACACTATCATCATTTCAGAGAAGTCGAAGTTGGTTTCGACAAAAGAATAGTAACGTTTGGCTCACTAAAAGGGGCAGACGATTATGGCATGAAAATTAGAAAGGTTTCCTCTGCTTCACAAGGTATCATTATTGTGGACGATAAAGGAGACATTGATGTAAAACGCATCAAGTTAGATTAATAAAAATCAAATTTTATCAAAAATACGAACAAATATGCTTAATAAAGCACTAATTAGTGAAAGGGTATTTAATGTTGTTTAAATCGTATTCTCCCTGCGGTCTAGACAACATTAAAATACTCTTTTATTAATTTTCAGAAAGGAGATGAAAATTAATGAGTACACCTAGAAAAAGACCTACAAAGGTTACACCTAAAAAGAAATGTAACACTTGTACAAAAGAAAAGGCAGAAACATTTTTCTTCAAAGTTGACAGTCCTTTATTTCCAGATGGTAGAATCAATACTTGTCGTGATTGCGTTCGTGAACAAGTTAATGTAGAAGACATTGAACAAGTCATTGGTTTTCTAAGACAAATCGATAAACCATTCTATCAAGATGAATGGGATAAAGCGTTAACTTCTGGCAGTCACCCAATAGGGGTGTATCTAGGAAAAATAAATTCACTACAACAATATAAGGGTAAAAGCTTTATTAATAGTGATGGAATGAATGGTATCGGCAAGGTGGATTTACAATCTGCTAAAGCACCAGATACTATCGAGAATGTGAAAGGTGAAGTCATTGAGTATACTGATGAACTTGTTAACAAGTGGGGTATCGGTTATAAGAAACAAGAGTATCTAAGAATGGAAAAATTCTATCAGGATATGCGTTTAACTCATGAGATTCACACTCCTGTTCACGTAAACAAATTAATGGAACTAGCATATCTTCAAATCGAACAAGAAAGATTACGCCAAGAGCGTGATATGCCTAACTATGTTAAGTTAGCAAAAACGATTGATGATATGGAAAAATCAGCAGGTTTCAGACCTGTTGACAGACAAGGATTAGACGATGCCACAGGTATCAGAAGCTTCTCACAAATATTCGAGGAAGTTGAAAAACGTGGATTTAGAATGCCACCTGCAATCGATTTTGAAAAAGATATAGTAGATGCAATGATTGTATCATTAGCTAACTATTATAACAGATTGGTTGGAGCACATATTCTTAAAGATATTCCAGAGGAAATCGCACAGGAACTTGATGAGTTCTATGAAGACGATTTAACACCTGTAGAATTGAATGACGAAGAATATGAGGATTTAGACTTTAGCTTGGGTGATGACGATGAGTAATGCTAAGTGGAAATCTTGGTCTGACTTAGAAAATGTAAAGGGTACTAACCAAAAGAATATACATGACCTTCTGCCTACATGGGCAGAGATGCTTGCTTACTTCCAAGTATACCCTGACAGATTCATAGATTACATTCTTGATGAAGACAGCACTTTTAAGCTGTATCCATTCCAAAGAATTTTTCTCAGAATAATGGCGAGATATAAAAAAATTTACATCACCGCTACACGTGGAACGAGTAAATCATTTTTGAACATCTTGTCAATGTACTTAAAATGTATCTTCTTCCCTAATATTAAACTATCATTAGTTGCTCCACAAAAAGACCAAGCCTCACAAATTGCACAGCAAAATGTGGAAGCGATTTGGAACTTCATGCCTTTACTTCAAAAAGAAGTTAAGAAAACGCAGTTCGCAAAAGACTTTACAAGACTTACATTCTGGAACAATAGCGTTCTAGATATTGTTGTCGCAAGTCAAGGTTCACGTGGTCTTCGTAGACATGGACTTTCCTTCGAGGAAATTTGCCAAATGGAAAAACATAGAGAGGTAATTGGGGAGGTACTATTACCATTATTAGCCAACAACCGTAAAGGTGCAGATGGTGAAGTATCAAAGCATGAAATACATAAACAGTTGATGTATGTAACAACAGCATCCTCTAGACAATCCTACGCATGGGAACAATTATACAGTGTTATGATTGATATGGCAAGGGAAAAATCAGCATTCGTTATTGGAAACGATTACAGTCTTCCAGTAATGTTTGACCAACTTGACCCTGAGTATATTGAAGATACAAGAAATGACCCTTCAATGTCACCACTTCAATTTGCACGTGAGTACATAAGCGTATGGACAGGTTCTAGTGAAAACAGTTTAGTACAACTTAAAGACTTAGAAAGATGTAGAGTTCTTCCTACTGCTGAATTTAAAGCAGATATGAAGGGTAATCATAAATATATAATCTCAGTGGACGTTGCTCGTTCAGAAAAGAAAAATACAGCAACAACCGCAATAGCAATCTTCAAACTCATCCCTAGAGGTGATGGAAGATATATGAAACATCTGGTTAATGTTCATACATACAAAGGCAATATGCACTTTGAAGACCAGAGTATTTACATCAAAGAGCTTGTTGAAAAATACAACGCTTCTATGGTGACAATCGATGGTAACGGTTTGGGTAGAGGTCTTGTGGACTACCTAGTTAAAGAAGACAAATATCCTTCTTACTCAGTAGTTAATGATGATAGCTACGACAAATACAAAATGCCAAACTCACTACCATTAGTATTCAATGTAATGTCGAATACAAAAGAAACAAGTGCTTCTAATATTTACAACAATTTTATGACAGTAATCGCAAACCACGACTTAAAACTTTTAGTCTCTGATTCAGTTATCAAAGAGAAAACTAAAGAGAAGGACTATGAGAAGCTAGGGGAACAATTACTACCACACGTTGAAACTGGATTGTTCGTAGATGAAGTTATGAACCTAGTTTACGAAGCACAAGGAAATAAGACGAAAGTTAAACGTGTTTCTAAGCAGATGGAGAAAGATAGATTCTCTGCTGTTTCTTACGGTTTATATTACATCTATCTTGAAGAACAGAAGAACCAACAAAGAAAGCGTGAAACTTTCGATGCAACAGGTTTCTTCGCAGTTAAAAAAGCAAAGCATAAAATTTGGAGTTAATGGGAGGTGCAGGAATGACAGAAGAAAACAATCAAAGACAAAGTGTTATGGCATTCAGCCAGATGGACTTTGCAAAACTAATAATCAACGACTTAACTAATAGTAGGGAAGCTCGTTCGATACTAAAAAAATACAAGCAAAGCGAAGTTCGTGAAATTATCGAAGCTTACAAGTTGCCTAAAAATCAAGAAAAACTTCGTGAGATTTCACAGTTACTATGGGCAAAGAGTCCACAGTATCAACGACTAATCGATTACTTTGCAGGTATGGCACTATTCTCTCATATCATAGCTCCAATCAAGGATATCAGAAGTGCAAATAAGAACAAGGTTCTTAAACAGTATACACAAATTGGTGAACTATTAAAGCTGATGAACCTTAGACACGAAATGACAAGAGTTCTTACAACAGCTTTTACAGAAGATGTATTCTTTGGATACATTCACAGAGATAAGAAATCATTCTACATCCAACCTATTGATGCTAATATCTGTAAAATCACATCTATTGAAGATGGTATTTATAATTTTAGTATCGACATGAGATACTTTGAAAAAGACGAAACTAGATTGGCGGCTTACGCAAGTGAGGTGCAACAAAAATATCTAGGTTGGAAATCTTTGAAAGATAAAAACTCTAGAATCAATGAATGGGTAGAACTTGATGCAAAGAACACAATTTGTATCAAAGTTAATGACAATATGTTGGAAGCGTTTCCACCATTCGCAGGTTCATTCGATGCTATATTCGATATTGAAGCATTCAAGCAATTACGCAAAGATAAAGAAGAATTAGGAAACTATATGATTCTTACACAGGAATTGCCAATGCGTGAGAACAGTGAGAACAACAATGACTTTATGATTGATAGAGACATGATGATGTTCTTCCACAACATGGCAAGCGAGACTGTGCCAGAAAACGTTGGCGTAATCACTTCCCCAATGCCTATCCAAGCTGTAAAGTTTGATAGAGACAGAGTTGACAGTGATGGCGTTGCTAAAGCAGAACGTGATTTCTGGTCAAGTAATGG